GACTGTTCCTTGTTAGGGTTGACGACACCTTGGACTAATAATCCTAATGTGCCACATAAAAGTGCCGCTGTCGCGTAAAAGTTCGTGAGTATAAAAGGTCCTATGTACACGAGAATGCCCGTCATATTGTGAATAATATGAATACAGTTCTGCGCGAGTGACACTTTCTTTTTACAAGGAAAGTGATATTTATCCAACATGAAAAATATAATACCCAAGATGGCTATGAGGACTATCATCTCTTTTGTATAGTTCGTATATTTTTTTCTTCTATAGCATCGAAATCATCTTCAGTCATGATGTGCATGGATGTCAAATTTTCTTCCTGGTGATGCATACTCTTCACGGTCAGGGCGGCGGTGTGTAACACCCAACTCAAGATGATAGCATGGGGAGTCGTGTTGTATTTCCCCGCGATGGAAATGATAGTTTCATCTGCGATGGCCGTCAGAGACATGGGGCTGTACGCCATCACGTTAATAAAATGTGTATCACAATAGTCAACCAAATCTCGTTGTTGAAAATGTGGATGTAATTCGATCTGATTCATGGCTGGTTTTAGGTGTACTATCTTTTCTAAATGTTCAATTTCAAAATTGGATACACCCACGTTATTGCATAAGGTTCCTTCTAATAGTTTCATCTTTGTAAACACGTCGACGACATCCGCTTCACCCACACGGGCGCCGTCGATGTACGTCACAGGCCAATGCATGAGGTACATGTCAAAATAGCCTATACCCATGTTGTGAATACTCTCCCTACACGCCTCCTCCACTCTTTCGTGTTGGTCATTCCATAGTTTACCTATGATGAATAAATCTTTTCTCTCGCATATACCCTCTTCGATACACAGGGAAATTTCCCGCCCTATCATGCGCTCGTTGCCGTAAAAAGATGCACAGTCGATGGTTCTATAACCAGTTTTTATAGCCCTGTATACCCCTCCAGCTGGGATGTCGCACGTACCAAACGCTATTTTATGCATCTCATATCCGTTGCGAAAAATCATACGGTCCAGGCACACCTTGTTCAGTCCATGATGTATACTTTCATCGTGTACGCACTGTACATCGTTTACCAGTCCTTCCCCGAATGAAAAATAAACGTGCCCACCTTTTACACTTTTATCGTTATACATGCAACGCATAACATCGTTGAGTGTAAAATCGGTACCACACGAAAACATCTTCGGGAGATTAAACGTGTCCGAGACGGTCTTGTGCTTTTTAATAAGTCCAACCCCGTGTATACCCAGTGCGTAACCCACGTGTGAAGTTGCTATCATCCCGATGTTCACACTCTCACCGTGATAATATCTATCCTTTGAAAGGTATTCAATCGCATGTCCATATTGGTGACCGTACATGAGTATAGGATGTAATTCGAATGGGTCATTTTTGAGATGTTCAGATTTTACAAGGATAGTTTTACTTATGCAGTCATCACTTTCGATGTCAAAGTTTTCACATATACCGTGTTTGATAATTTCTGCGTAACCGTCTGAAATAAAACGCTTCTCCAGAGTTTCCAAGAATGGTTGGAAAATATAAATGTACAAAGGAACCTTGTAACAGCCAATTTGGTTTTTACCACACGCGGTGTTGATGGCTTGTTTATACGAAATACACGCATCTGTCATGGATAATAACGTGGTTGGCACCGTCACGAAACGTATACCCCTTTTATAGGTTCCAGCTATGAAACCAGCAAGGTTACTCACGGACCCCCCGCCGATAGACACGACTGTGGCGTATGAATCTATCCTATGTGTGTTCATTTCATGCACGAATCGTGTGTAATGCTCGATATTTTTACACTCATCTTTAGCTTCGACATCGAACACGAGTCCTTCTATTTTAGGTGTACCGTATATCTCTCTCACACGACGGTCCATGAAAAGTACCACGGTACCCACGATATTTTCAATCTCATGTTTCCAGTCTTTGGTGTACACGATGTTACAGGGTTCGGAGACTGTACGTAAAATTTTAATATCCATCCTATTATATGAATATAATATTATATATTTCACTGCTATTACACGCGATATGGATAATCGGATTTCAAACGTTTGGACTCGTCTTGCTACCCAGGGATAAGTATTACCTGTACCCCCTCCTGTGCGCGATCGTGAGTATCCACTGGATATTCTTCGATAATAAATGCATTTTATCTATATTTGAAAACACAGTCGCGGATGATAAAAAGGCGAACGATGACACGAGAGTATACGACTACGTGGAAACGTTTACTCACGTCCCCGTGATCAAACAAAAAAAGTTTCAGCATACGATGATGACGGTGAGCTTTTTATACGTCGCGTACCTCTATAGAAAAGATGTTAAAATAGTCGCGTTGAGTCTCATGTGTCTGTATCTGAACAGATGGGGTGTATGGTCGAAAAACTTTTCTTAATGTAAAGTATATGACTGACTGTTATTATTACAAGGAATTAAGTCGTGACGGTAGCGGTGTGTTTAATAAAAGTGTGGACTGTACGTACGTTCTTATCATGCACGAATCACCGAGAGAAGAAAGTATCATAAAAACACTCGAACGTACACACACAACATCTACAGTTGTGTTACAATATAATTATGGATACAAAAAATGTGATAAAAAACTCGTCAAAAATGCACCAAATTATGACCTCTCACACGCCTATAAAACAGCTTTTAAACACGCGCTCGACAGGGGGTACAAAAGAATACTCGTGTTGGAAGATGATTGTGAATTTGACGAAAGAATCCATGACACGACCATAACGGAGGATATAAATACTTTTATACTCGAAAGACAACCAGACATTTACACTCTTGGAACACCTATATGTATACCTTCACCCCTAGATGTTATACGAGGTGCCAACCACCAGTTATTATTATTCAATACTTCCGCGCACGCCGTGATATACAGTGAAAATTTCATGAAGTACAATTTAAAAAATGTACCGATGTTAGGGCATATAGATTTTGAAACGAATGCGCATCTTTCAAAATATACATATAAAAAGCCTATAGCGTACCAGAAATATTACGCGACAGATAACGCACTCTTCGGTTGGGGGTGCATGTATCACGTGTTGAATGTTTTAATATTTAAACCGTTACAGCTAGACACCAAGGTACAACCAGGTTTCGATAATGGTAAGAGGATATGTGATATATGTAGTATCGTTTTATTTGTTTTACTCGTACTCGTACTACGCTCCCAACTGGGTTTGAACCGGTGACCTACAGGTTAACAGCCTGTCGCTCTACCAACTGAGCTATAGGAGCCTCCCTTTGCTGGGAGTGGGGTTCGAACCCACGAGTACTTACGTACAACACCAGTAGTAACAGACAAAAAACTATGATAATCACGGGTAGTATATTAATTTATATATTATTATATGGCAGACTGTTATACTTTCAGAGAACATGTAACAAAATCATCAGGGAGTTTAGATTCCTGTATCGACTGTACATATGTTCTCATCATGGAGGGTTCTAAGAGAGAATCACAGATTAAAGAACAGGTTGCGACCGCTGGTATTACGTCCAAGGTTATATTTCAATACAATCGTGGATACAAGAAGTGTGAAAAGAACTTACGTATAAAAAAACCAAATTATGATTTGGAACACGCGTTTAAAAACGTGTGCACACACGCGTTGAAGAGAGAATATGAACGTATTTTAGTTCTCGAAGATGACTGTGAATTTGATGAAAGGATTAAAACCCCTGAAGTACTTAACGATTTACATACGTTTCTCGTACATACTAACCCATCCGTGTACAATTTGGGGTCATTTCTTATGTTACCAAACCCCATAGATGTATTAAGAGGTTCTAAGCATCAATTACTCCTTTACAATTCAAGTACCCACGCGACGGTATATAATAAAAAATACATGGAATGGATTTCTAAAAATGATTGCCTCCGCGGCCACATAGATTTTGAGACTAATAGACACATGTCTAAATATACATACACGTTTCCATTGGCGTATCAGAAAGTTACTGAAACTGAAAACGCTCGGGAGGGTTGGGGAGGTGGTGTGTATCCTCTATTAAACTTCATGATATTTAAACCAAACAATTTATCTTATCGGGTCCAACCTGGTTACGATAACATAAAAAGATGGGCAGATGGTATATCTGTACTTATTCTGTTTACAATTGTTTTTTTATTACTACGCTCCCAACTGGGTTCGAACCAGTGACCTACAGGTTAACAGCCTGTCGCTCTACCAACTGAGCTATAGGAGCAGAGCGACTTTTAGTCGCGACGGGAGGTACTCCCTTTGCTGAGAGTGGGGTTCGAACCCACGAGCACATAGTGCAGCGGTTCTTAAGACCGCCCCCTTAAACCACTCGGGCATCCCAGCGTGTCCAGTATGGGTATTGAACCCATGACCACCAGGTTAAAAGCCTGGCGCTCTACCACTGAGCTAACTGGACGAAGTGCCCCCAACTGGGTTCGAACCAGTGACCTTTAGATCTTCAGTCTAACACTCTCCCAACTGAGCTATAGGAGCAAGGTGTCTAGTATGGGTATCGAACCCATGACCTCGTGATTAGAAGTCACACGCTCTATCCACTGAGCTAACTGGACTCTTCCTACTTGTATATAGTTTCTTTTCTTTAAGTATATTACATGAACCCATCGATTGTAGGGTTTATACTATCACTTATGATTTATTATTCTGCGTGTTCACCGAATTGTCCTTATACTTTTAATAAAATAAAAACAAGTGGAAATACGTTACACCTACATCACTGGCTCACGAGCCTCATACTTTTATTCTACATCAAGGATGCGTTCGTGAGAGGATTACTTTTAGGCGGTGTGTTCCATGGTATAGCATCCTATGATGATTGGTGGAAAATATATTACTGACATATATTATAAAATGAAAGTCATTCTCCGTAAGAGTCCTAAGCCCACTAAAAAGTTTAGAGTCACATTCCCAGATGGGAAGTTTGTAGATTTCGGGGGGAGAGGGTACTCTGATTACACTATTCATAAGGATCCTGCACGCATGAAGAGGTACCTCGCGCGCCATGGACGGATGGGGGAAACGTGGTCCAAGAAGGGTATCAGGACCGCTGGGTTCTGGTCGAGATGGTTGCTATGGAGTAAACCGTCAATGGCCGAATCTAAGCGGTTGTTGACATCGCGTATTGGTTTGACTTTTGCTTAAGATTCTTTTTTTTCAACGCCATTTTGAGTTCGTTCACAACCGACAACTGTTTCGGCGGGGGTGGAGGGGGAGGTGCCGCGACCCCCTTTAGTTTTAGTGGAACTGCCTTCTTCATAATGGGCGGCGGCGGAGGAGGGGGAGGAGGAGGAGGAGGCGGGGGCGCGCCTTTAGGAGCTGGAATCGGCGGGGCCGCGCCTTTAGGAGCTGCGATAGGTGTGGAGACACGGGGAGGAGCTGTGATAGGTGTGGAGACACGGGGAGGAGAGTTTACCTTGTTCTTGTTCTTGTTCTTGTTCAAAATGGATAGTACCGATTTGCACATGTATAACATGTCTTTCGTCTGCCGCGCACGTGTGCGAATGATACCATTCTCGTGGTCCCGAATCTCCTTTCGTAAAACTGGTTCACGTTTCTGCACACGTTTACCGTTTCTGTCAACGGTTAGCCGGATACCTTTACTCCTCGCTTCAACGCGGAGTGCTTTATTAATCATTTATATATACAAATATTAAAAAAAATTATCAGTCCTGTACATTTTTGCTTGGTAAGGAACAGTCTTACCTAAGACACTGATTGATTCCTGACCGTATAACTCCTGGCACCCTAAATCGTCCATACAGTCCCTGTTGTCGTGTGTCACGGGGATGGAGTATATTTGTTCCCCAGGTGTGGATGTATAATAATGATACCGGTCCCTCCGACCACGCACCTCTTTTCCGTATAAAGGGAGGGTGTCACCATCTTCACCCAACAAAACACCCATCTGTTGCACGTGCCCAGGTTTGTACTCTTTTATTGGAGGCTTGCGAAACTCTGGCTCCCTCTGAACAAACACTTCCACGGGGTAAGGAACTTGGATCTCTTTGGGAACTTCCACGAACTTCTTGATGGGGTTCGTCATTAGGTACCCAACGATACATACGAGTACAATAATCGCAGTGATAGCCAGTGTTGTCCTAGTCTTCTGCTTCATTTATATAACTCACGTATTTTATTTATCCCAGGGACACGATTTAATCTAAATTGTACAACCAACCATAACGTAAACAATATACCCTTTACGCATTTATCAGCATCACTATCACTCATACTGTATACTGGACCCACTAACCGTCCGAAAAATGTTTGCTCTTTTTCTTTTCCTGTCATGTACATTTCCATTTGTGTCAGGGCGCACGTATCATCGTTCATCACCCAGTGAAACATTAAAAATGGGATGACCAATGAGTAAAACTCTAACAGGTCCTTATTATTCGCGAAGGGGATAACCAACGCTCCGACAAATAATAATACATGAATGAAAAATATTATATTCATTACTACTACTACTACTATGGAGAAAGAAAAAGAAAAGAAACTCTGGCACCCACAACAGGAAAAGATTCTTAAAACATGGGGCGAGGCTGCGGCGTGCTACCGGTACATGAATAACCAAGCGTTTCTCATGTACAAAAAATCGAGTATGCGTTATACGCTTCCCATCATCGTCATAAGTACAGTCACAGGTACGGCGAACTTTGCACAATCTACATTTCCCTTGAGTATTAGGCCCCTGGTACCTCTGGCGATAGGAAGTATGAACATCATCACCGCCATCATGACGACCGTGATGCAGTTTTTAAAAATCAATGAGCTCATGGAAGGTCACAGGGCGGCATCTATTCAGTATGGTAAATTGTCTCGCACGATACGCCTCGAACTCTCCCTGCCTCTCGAGGAACGCTCTCAACACGGGACGGAGATGGTTGAATATTGCCGCGCTGAATACGACCGCC